GACCATCAAATGTACTGTTAGTTGTAATAGCCCCTGTCATTGCCCCACCAGCTTTTGGTAAAGCAGCATCTGCAGTAACACCATCAGCCGCTACATCACGACCATCTACTGTACCCGTAACAACTATGTTTCCTGTTGTTGTAGTTCCCGTCGCAGAAGTTTCGAATTTTTTAACATCATTAAAGTGAAGGTCTACTGCGCCATTTAAGGTACAAGTAACAGCAGATTCATTAGAGACTCCTAAACTTATAATAGTATCACCTCTTAAATATAATCCACCAGTACCAACATCTTTAATAAATGAGTTAGAACCATCGTGATAAATTTCTAAATCACCAGAGTTACCCATTACTATTTTATGGTTATCTGGAAATTCTGTGTTGTTGCTAAAGTTTTTAAATACAGCTCTATCAGCTGGTTGTGTGACAAATACATTTTTTGTACCTACTCCGAAGTTAACTAGGTTATTACCATTAGAACTAGAATAAGTTGCTGTACGTGAAAGGGTCTGACCGGATTGTGAATACGTACCGTGACCTACTTCAAAGTCAGCACCACCATCAGCTTCAATAGTATAGTAAACGGTATTAGCATTACCTATACCTGATTGAAAACCTTGAAAACCTTGAACTGCACCTGCTAGGGTAATAGTTCCTGTACCTGTAGTGGTACTTGTTTCTTTGACTCTATCATTAAGAACAAGGGGCATTTTAAATCCTTATCCTAATCTGATGATCTCTGATCCACCACCCTTAGTCGGGAATTGAACTGTAAAGGTTCCGTTAGTTGCGGTAAAGTTACCACCAAAAGCTAAAACTACTACAGCATTGTTAGTTGGTTTACCTCCGTCTTGTCTGTAAATTAAACCACCATTTGCTGTGAAAGAAGCTGAAGTCCATTGTACATTATCAAAATCTACAAAAGCTGTTGTTACACTTGCGCCACCAGTTACTGTTGGGTTTGCTGCTGGTTTACCACCTGCACCATATGCAGTTCCGGCTGTATTTGCAATTTCGTTTGCTGTTGAATAAGCTGTTGTAGTTGCACCTAGACTTGCAGAAGAAGTATATAACGCTAAGTAATATGCCGCTGTACCGCCGCCTTGTGCTGCGCTAATAAAATTGTGATTACCTTTAAGTAATTCTTGTTTAAAGACATTGGCTACTGCCTGTACTATTGCCATAATTTTTTCTCCTATTAAGGGTTTTGAGAAGGTATTGGTATTCTTAAACTACCGTCCCTATACTCGTCTCTTCGTTTTTTACCTAATTGTTCTTGAGCAAGTTCTGTGAGCGCTTGTGAAAAAGATTGCTCATAAACTTGTAAATCTTGTGGAGCTTTCAAAAACTTAAATGCTTCACATAAGCAGGCATATAATATAACCCGTGGAGCATTTACGCTTAACCACGTAGAGGTATTACTGGAACTTAAGCCTGTTGGTTTTTTAATAATTCCTATCTCAAATTTATACACTGCATTTGGAGTTGGCGCAATAGCTATTTGCCCCATATCCCAAGTAGAGTAATATCTTGGTTTAGCCGCGGACCCCGTTTCTGGAGTCGGGTAGTATTCGTTTAAAAAGTCCACGTCAACACGGACTAATTCGTGACGTTCCCTGGTCCCCGAATCGGTGTATAAAGTCACGTATCTAATACTAGCTATATCACTAATAGTTGGTTTAGTAACGTCAGTAGTACTATAACCTGGTAACAATACAAATCTGTTATTGGCGGCTGTACTACCATTTAAATATTCTTTTTGATTGTCTAATTCTATACTTCTAAATATACGATGTTCAGCGTGTTCTATAATATCATTAAGAATAGTATCTGTAAGCACCGCCGAATCGGTTTCACAATAATCAAGTACTTGTTGTTTTAATTCTGCATATGTGCTCATATTGATATTAAAGTAATATTCATATTACCTCCTCCAAAATCTTTTATACCACCACTTTCAAAGTATTTAAAGCCTTTACCGCCGGCACCTTCAAATTGATTTATATACGTGGTTCTATCATCAATTAATAATTTATTAGCTCCTCCAAAAGGAGATTTATCAAAGTTACTTGCATAGTTTGTAGTTCTAGGGGCTCTACCAATACCTGAACCAGGTGTCCCAAAGTAAGTAGTTATCCAAGCATTTTTTTGTGCAATAATATTCGCAGAAGTAGCTGTAGATAAAACATCCCAATTACCATTTTTAGCAATTACTAAATCAATTAAGGCATTGGCCTCCGCTCTTACTGCAAGATTAGCAAAATAATTAGTTGGTGCTGCAGCGATTGCTTGGAATTCAATTGTAGGACTTAAATCATACCAGTCTGGTCCAGGAGGTAATAAACCAATTGAAGTAGCATAGGTAGCAACAGCTTGATAGTATTCTGCTAATACTCCATCCATATCTACATAAACAGTTGTAGTACCAGGAGTAGCATTTGAATTTAACCAAGCTGTGATTTGGTCGTTAGAATTAAATTTAAAAGTATTTGGTGTTACTGAAAGAATAGTATGTCCCAATGCAATATTAATATCATCATCTTCTATGTGAGAAACTTCTGGATAGGTAGGAAAGAAAGAAACAGCCCCCGCTATTCTAACAACACTACCTACTTTAAAACCGTGTCCTGGTAAAGTAACTGTAATTTCTTCACTATCAGTTGGACCAGCTTGTAAAGCGTTTAATGTCCCAAGCTGTGGCACCGGTGGCTCAGTTCTATCTGGTCGAGCATTTCTTAAACTTTGAGCATCACCTCTATGTGATCTAGGTTGAAGTTGTGGATGTTTTTTTTCAAATTCACTAATATGAACAAATGATCCATTCCATTCTGTTACCATTTCTTGATACGGAAAAGCCATACCACTTCTATCAGAAATAGCTAGTGCATTTTTACCTGTAGAAAAACTAGACATTTGGATAATACGCCGCCGGAGTTATATGAGTTGATGTAGAAGAACCATCTTCTGTTAATGCTCTATTAAGTTCATCTTCGTAATACATTTTTAAAGACTGTGATAACTGCGGTGCAACTTTTTGTGATAAATAAAAAGCTAAACCCGAAACCATACACGGAACAAAACGATAAGGAACGTCTGCATTATTGCTGTAACCTCCAGCATCTTGGATTCTTTTAACATAAAAAAGTGTAATATCACTTGCAGCAGCAGTTGCGTCTGGAGTTGGATATATAACAATATTTATTTTGTCATTAAATCTTTGTACATAGTATTGAGACGGCTGTGATTTGGTAAGTTTATTGGCTAAACTACTGTATGTACTTCGATCTATTTTAGTTAAAGAAGAATCTGATTGATTTGTTGTACCTCTATTTTGTCTATAGGCAGCTTCAAGAATATCGTCTACACCATAAATACCATTAGGATTGGAGGTTGAGCTGGTACCATCATCAGTAGATCTGAAAAAACTATATTCAGACTGACCCTCAATTAAATCTAAATTGGTATTACCTATTTCCCAATAGTGCAATCCTCTATTACCCCATTCTTGAAACATTACATTTAAAGAACGTCTTGCTGATTTTAATTGATAACCACTAACAGCATCTAAGCCTACACGATTATAGGCTTCCTCAATAATATCATCTATTAAAAAACCACTTTCAAAAGTAGTTGTTCCTGATGTTGTCATCGAATCTCCTAGTTAAACGTTATTGTAACGCTAGGTGCATTAGTTATGACCGCCCAAACACCGTTCTTAAATCTAATACCACTACCTGGAACATAAACACTTAGTCCTTCTGTGCCAAATTCAAACTTGTGAGCAGTTCCGGCTGCAGCAGTTGCGTTATCATATAAAACAATAACTGCGTTAGCAATTCCTTCTGCTTGTATAGATGTAATTCTACACGGACCCTCTACTAAGTTTCCTGTACTAGCTCTCTGCGAGGTTCTTTGATCTGATGAAAATGAACTACCGCCCATAATATTAATCTCCTAAATATGTGGGGCCGAAGCCCCACGTTAATTATTTATTTACGCTGTTGCTGAGTCTTGCAAATTATTTGCTTGGACATACGTAATTGTTACACTAGCTTGACCTGCAGTTGATGTTGTTCCTACTGTTATAAGAGTAGCAGTTACTTGCGTATCTTCGTTAACACGATCCATATTATCAAAAGCCGAAACTTGTTGTGTGTGTTCTGCTGCAACTTTAGCGTTTTGAGCCGCAGTATAAAAAGCTGCTGTTGCTCCACCTGAATCAGTTTTACCAACCGACATAGTCGCACTAGTTCCTGCGTTACTACCTA